CTTTTTTTGGTGTTATAGATTTCCAATGTTACTGTTTGCATTGTCCTGTCTACACTTTGAAGCAAGTCCTCTTCGAAAGAACTTTGGATATATTTATAAACTTTAAGAGGAGCGTAACCGAAGGCAATAAAAGCATCGTTTTCTTCGCATGTATATTCAAACGGAAAAGACTCAATCTTTATTTTACCAGACCCATAGCCATTACCACCTTTTATAAATTTACTGTTTTTATCCCATATAGCTAAAACACAGGTAAGTGTCTGTTGATCGGCTTTTTCAATAACAAATCTATCACCTTTTTTGCAAGGAATTTTAGTTGTAGATTTATTACTTGTAGTATTTAGCACTCCGTCTTTTATGCCATAATACCCGTTCACATATTCAAACGTGCCTGTAATATCAACTTTTTTGTATTTTAATATACCAGACATTTCGACCTCATTTTGCAATGTAGTTATATTGTCACCAACAACTTTAGCATCCGCTGCTTTACCAGATTGCGTAAGAGTGCTATCGACCTCAACCGAACTTCCACCGCCTTGGACTTCTCCGGCAACTACATTTCCATCTTCTCCGATTACAAGTGCCTTACCCTTATTTTCGATTCCTTGCTGTTTATCCAGCTTGCTTGCCATTGCTGTCTGGAAATCTCCTGGTATGGACTGCAATACCTCATTTCCTTTGTCCTGTACAGCTTTGACCTGTTTTGTCCCCTCTGTGGTCACATTTCCGGTCTGCTTAGTCCCCTCTGTCTGTACGGATTGTACCGCTTCGGTTTTCGCTGTTTCCACGGCTTCTGTGGCTGATGCCTTAACATTCTCCACGTTCTCAACCGCTTGCGTCCCTGCGCCCTCTACGGCTGTCTTATGAGATATTCCAGTTCGTGCGATTTCATACACCGCTGTCTGTTTGGCTTGATTGACCGCTTGTACGCCTACTTGTGTAGATTCTGGTATCGCATTGCTTAGCTGCTCTACGCTCTGTTTTGCTTCTTCCACGGCTGCTCTATCGGCTCTTACCGCTTTCTGTACTTCGTCTACGTCTATTTTTGCTTGATTGACTGCTGTTCTATCCTCTGCCGTCTTCCCTGCCGCTGTTTCGGCCTGTGCTTTAGCTTTTTCTGCTGCTGTCGCTGATGTCCCGGCTTGCGTAGCGGATTCTTGTGCTTTGTTGCTTAACTCCTCAACCTTTTTGACCTGTTCGGAAATATCGGTGACCGTCTCTACCATCTTAGCCACTTCTACTCTGTCCTGCGCTGTCTGTTCAGCATCCAGTCCTGCTTTTTGAGCGGCTTCTTGCGCGGTCTGCCTTGCCTTTTCTGCCCTGTCTGCGGCTGTGTTAACTGCTTCGATAGCTTGGCCAAACAATTCTTTATCTTCCGGCCTATCGTAGGCTTCCGGCTTTGCCCGCTTGGTGACGAGCATGTCAATCTGATACTCCGTGTTGCCAGATTCCGCATCTCTAAGATATATATAGGCTACAAGGTTTTTCCCGGTCTCGATTAGTGAGTCTGGTATAACAACATCCGTCACGCCGTCCTTTGTTGTTCCAATTCTCGCAATGGATTCACTCGCTCCTGCAACCGCAAAATCCACCTCCACTGCAGTTGGTAAATCAAGTCCTTGAATTCTCAATATCTGTCCGTAATCATATTGCCAAACGTCACTCACTTTGGTGTGGGTGGAATCTTTAAAAATTGCTGTTACTATTTTATTTTCCAATGTATGCCTCCTTTGCTCAATTCAGCTTAGTTTTCCGTTATCCAAGTTGTTGTTAGCACCCTTTCTAGGTACGACTCATTCTCCACATCTATAGCTATTGCGCCGTTTTCTTTTATTATGTACCTGCCTGTTCCGAATATTTGTCCGTTGGAAACCTCGCTGATTGGTGCCAACACTTCTATTGCCGGTCTGTATCCGTCAGGGATTCTTACCTCTTGTATTTCTTCAATTCTTCCTTTCCACGGGAACTGTGCTTTCATAATAATCGTGCACGTTACAACAAAAGCAGTTCTTATAAGCTTTATTCTGATGGAATTTGATGGATTTATTTCCGGGAATGGTCCCTGCTTTGTGCCAGAATCATATTTGCTGTACGAAGACAAACCAATTAATGGGTTGTTTCCGTTTTGTGCATATATATCTCCGTCTGATAACACAAGCTTCGAACGTCCTCCGGTATTTTGGTTTATATATGCTAGACCTTGCATGGAAAAAGTCATATTTGCAGGATTGCCTCCCGAGTCCTTACCGGAAAATGCAAGGGAAGCGGAATTAAGTTCCATCGTGCTGTCGACAACTCCATTATCAATCAATTTGCTTACGATTTTCCCTGCGTCAATATCTATGAGCATGATCCCGTTTTTGCTTTTTATCTTACCTGCTGTTAATTCACCGGCATTCACTGCGATCGCACTCAATGTTTGCACGTCCAAATTCTCGACCGATACGTAATGCAGCACCCAACGACTTCCATCCCATCTTTTAATTGGTTCTCCACTTGCTGTCTGCCAGAGCTGTCCTACTTTTGGATTTTCCGGGGGTGTGGGAGACACGATGATGCCGGATGTTCCGTCCTCTCCATTCTGGCCGTGCACTCCGATGATGACAGGCGTTGTCTTGGTAGAGGTTCCATTTGTGTAAACGATTATCTCGTAGCTCCATAAGTATTTTTTTGCTTCCGTCATGATCTGCATTGTCGTAGTCCATCCCGGCGTATTTACCGTAATCCCAGAGTTTTTTTCGCTTGCCAGATAATACTTTGTGACATTCTTAATCCCTACACCGTCTGCGCCGTCATGTCCGTCTTCACCTTTAATCTTAGTCCAAGCATACTTTCTGTAGTCTGTGCTGTCCGCCTGTGTAAAATCGGTATACTGTCCGATGTACTGCTTATTTGTGCTATCTGATACCGAAAAATCTTTTGAACCATCTGCACTGTTGGAATAAGCAACGTGGAAATAAGGTGTTCGGCCGTCTGTTCCCGGCTTCCCGGGCACTCCGTCCGCTCCATCCGCTCCCTTAATCTTACTCCATGCGTACTTCGATGGATCTGTGCTATCCAATAGTTCAAAATCCACATACATTCCGATATATTCCCGGTTGCTGTCGGACACGGAAAAGTCCTTCGTTCCATCCGCACTGTTTGCGTAAGCGATATGGGTGTACTGCGTTCTTCCGTCTGTCCCTGGCTTTCCGGGAATCCCTTGTTCTCCAGGTGGCCCTTGTGGTCCCACGGGTCCCGGTTCTCCATCATCGACTTTAGTAATCGTAACCTCGTAATACCCGCGTTTTATCCCATTTTCCAAAGCCTCAAACGAGTACACCGCCTTTGTATCCACGTCCGTAGCATTTACCGTAACGCTCTTGCCGACATAAAACTCTGTACCGTCTTTGCTCCATCGGATTTCCAGTTTGCCTGTCACATCCACGCCGTTATCGTAAGCGTAAGCGGTCAGAGTAGTGCTACCGATACCATTTTTAAAAATAATGCCGTTGTTGGTTGAGATAGAGCAAGTATAAACCTTATTTTTGTTAATCAAGTCTTCCATCCGTTGTAGCAAATCGTCCGAAATCTCGGATGTCAACTCCTTATAATTACTAAACACTGTCTTGGCAGTCTTTGGATTTGTAAGACTGCGCACCTGTTCGGACACTCTCGCCTGTAGATAAAGCACTGGTGTCCACTCCTGATCCTGCATCCTCACGGTGTCCCCGATGTTGGTGTCAAAATATCCATCCACCTCGTAGGTCACTACCGGCTCGGATGCTGTTTTAAGATCAGACAGAGCCATGCTATAGAGCTTGTCCTTGCTGTCTGTATCGTACTCTTTTCGCATCAGGATATAAGCATCAGCCTTATTTACGATATTGGACGGAAACCGGTCTCTTGCCTGTGGTGCCCGGATGATTGCGCCGTCTGTAAAGTACTCAATATTCCCATTCTCATCATACTCTTTTTTATCCAGTCCGTTGATCGTCAGCCCGTCTTTCCCAGTCGGCTGGATACAGGTGTAAAGCTTCTCGGCATCTGTGGTTTTACGGATTCCGGTAATTCCTTTCCCGTACCGCAGTACAATGTCATTCCGGTATTCTCCGACTCCGCTGTCTGTATCGGAGTGTTTCCGATATACATTTAGGACAATCTCTTTTAAAGAGTAGTCTCTGTTCAATACTGTCTCAAATTCGATCTCCGCAGAAAAGACATTAGCCAGGGAGAATAATCTCTTTAATACGGACGTTGTACCTGTCCATTCGTTGGTGATTCGCTTGTCTGATACCTCATTGAGCCCCAGTTTTAGTGTTCTCTCAGCATCAAAAATAGCGAGGTACTCTTCAAAGCTCATTGCTTTTCCGGCTTTGTATTCGCCGGCATCCTCGTTTATAAGCTCAAATGACAGAGACCATGCCGTAGCGGTAATTATCTTCTCCGTCTGATCGGTATTTACAATATTTAAGTAGTAAGATTTACCCTTGTGTGTAAAGGCTACCTTGTTTCCGACTGTAACATGTTCTGCGTCTGGATGTTTTGCGTTTACCGTAAAAGTATAGGTATTCGCTGCTCCCTGTAAGTATTCGCGTAGCTCATCATTCCAGTAGTGCATGGACTTTTTATGCCCGTTGTCCATAAACGCTACTGGCGTGTTATTTGCGCTTAAAATCGCAATTCTGATGTTATCCATTACAAATATACCTCCCGTATTTTCGCTTTAATCTGCGGCGGTGGAGAAGAAAAGGAAGAGTAGCAGAACTGGACTTCCGTTGTTCCCGGTGGAACTTTTGGATAATTGGATCCATTAATCTCATCTCCTTTTGCCGGCATCCCGTTTACATAGACCTTTGTACTCTCTCCGTCTATAGACACCACATCTCCGGCACGATACCGGTTCGGCACATCCTTATACTTATCGACATTGTCTTTCCGGAATCGGATGCTTTTTAAATAGTTGTGTGTAACGTACTGGTTTGTGAGGTTTCTGTCTCCCCACTGCCCGATCCAGATCTGGATTTTTTCGCATTCCATATCCTTTATTTCCGGTATGTTTCTCTCCATATAGCTTCCATACCAGAAAATCCGCAGCTTTTCTCCCTCTTTTAAAAAGTCATTATGGCATCCCATTTTTAGGTTAAACGGATTGCCCTCGTAGGCTGTCGGCTGGAATTCCTCTCGTCTGATTAAGGTGTTCCCTGGGGCAAACCACTCGATACGCGCCGTGTTTCCGACAGAATCACTCTTGTTGATAGACATTGCGCAGATTACTTTATTATCTCCCGTCAGAAATGCAATGGTCTGTGCTCCTGTCTGCCCCATCAAGCCTGTCTCGAACCAGTGCTGCGTGTAGCAGTAAAAGTTTTTTGCGCCACGTCTGCCCTCGCTGTCCACTGGGATAGTAAGTGTTCTCATTCCGCCGTTCCAGTATCCGGATGTTGCTTGTCCACCTTTTAATGCCATGACGTTATATCCGGCAACATTCCTTACTTCAAGCGTCCCCTGTGTGGTATTCTCTGGATTTTGGTAAGACGTTCCATGATCGTCTTGAAACAGGCTGTATCCATCAAACAGGTTTTCAGACGCTTTGTAATTCTCTCCGTCTGCTTCTTCCTGTTTTCCGAGCTGAATCACTCCATACTGGCTCACAAGTCCGATAAATCCGTTTTCGTGTTGGTGTGTGATCTCATAGTCCACGTCTGCCCATTCGGTACCGTTGTTTTGGATGGTAATTGTCTGGTAGCCGCTCTGTTGGACTTCATAAAAGTCGAATTCTGCGGTGGAGTATGCTACCCCGTCAGGGATTAGCCATGTGATTGTGCCTTTTCCAAACATTGCGACCTGTGTTATGTCAAAATTGCCGTCAGGGACAGCATAAAAATAGCGATCTGGATAATTCCCAAACACAAGCCTTTTCGGCTCTGCGACATTTAGGATTTTCTGAATCGCATCATAGCTTGCTAAGATATCGCCTTTAATTTCAAAGGGCATTTCTATCGTTCTGGACTTATAAGTTGTATACCCGTAATCTTCCCCTTTGCACGATTCTGCGCCGTCCAAAAGTTCTGTTTCACGGTCTACCCCGCTAAATGGAGAGAACCCAGAAAGCACGTTTAAATACTTTCCGAGTTCTTGGTCGTTAAACTTAACTGATAGGCTCAATTTCTGTCCCCTCCTAACATCTTTTTAAAATCTTGATTCTTTTTAATCTGGTTTTGCATCGGAGTGGCAAGTACTCTGGATGTCTCAACAGAATCAATTTTATTGATAATTTCAAGCGGCCGGTTTGCGAGTCTGGATAATCGATCCACCGCGTAGATCAGATCGCTATTATCTGTCGTTCTGACCGCTGATCTGGAAGCGACATATCCACTTGCTGTCGGGCTTGCAGACGTTGTAACACCAAGAGCAGCTCCCTGTATCCGGGACACCATCTTGTTTGCCTGTTTTTCCATGTCTTTGTATGGGATATTATCCTCGAATCCAACCCCTATACCGAGAGCCATGTTTTTCCCGACCTGATCCCTAAATACACGGGATGGGGAATGGATCCCAAGTTTGCTTTTAACCCAATTCAAGGCATCTGTAGCAGCGCTCACAGCGGCATCTACTAGCTGTCCGGCTGCAGAAGCGACACCGGATGCAATTCCCTTTATGATGTTAACTCCAACGCTGATCCAATCTACACTCAAAAAAGCGTCTTTTATCGCAGAGATGATCTGCGGTATTTTCCCAACCAAGTTTGGTATTGCTCTAATCAAACCAGAAGCTAACTCTCCGATAATTTTAATACCAGTGGATAAAATCTGCGGAAGATTACTTGCGACGCTGGCTACAAACCGCGCTATCGCCTGAGCTGCAGCGGATACGATAGCCGGCAAATTGTTTATAATTCCATCCACAAGGCGTAAAACCATCTGGACGCCGGATTGTAACACGGATGGAAGCGCTGATAAGAGTCCACTTACATAATTTGTAATAGCTGCGGAACCTTGGGTAACCAACTGCGGCAAATTCTGCATGATTCCAAGAGCTAACTGCGTTACAATCTCAAACCCTTTTACAATCAATTCTGGAAGTCCTGTTGCAATTCCAAGCCAGAACTGATTCAGCAGCTCCATTCCAGTAGAAATAAGCAGTGGAGCGTTTTCCATTATCCCGGTAAACAGTCCATTCACAATATTCCCGGCGGCCTGTATCATACCGGAAACGCCATTTTCCTCAAATCCTTGCGTAAGCTGCTCAATCGCACTGATCGCCGCTGGTAATAACGATTCCGTCAGTCCATCAGATATAGGCTTAACAACTTCGCCTAAGAGCTGTTGTGCGTTGTCCTTTAATGTGGAGATCAGTCCGCTAAACGTCTGACTCTGCTTTTCCATGCTCTGGAAATACTTGCCACCCTCAGATGTTGCTCTCTGCATGGAAGCGGTAATCTCATCCACAGAGATTGTCCCTTTACTGATCCTGTCATACAAGGATGCCATCGACTCCCCTGTACTCTCGGAAATCTCCTGTAATGGGTTAAATCCGGCTTCGATCATCTGTTTGACATCTTCCAGAGACACTTTTCCGGCGGATGACATCTGTCCGTAAGCAGTGGCAATTCTGGACATCTTTTCCGCTGAGCCTTGCGAAATATCACCAAGCATCATCATTTTGTCCATAGCTTCGTCTGCGCTAAAGCCATAGTTCATCAATAACTGTGTGGTATCTGCTAAATCCGGAAGCTCAAACGGCGTTTCTGCTCCTACTTTCTTTAATTTGTCGATTACTTCCGCAGCTTTTTCCGCGGATCCAGTCATAACCTCAAATGATGTCTGGTAAGACTCTATGGATGCATTGTATTTTACTCCGGCTACAACACCAGCTCCAAGCGCAGCCGTCACAGCGCCAACCGCAGCAACTGCCACTCCTGCACCTTTCTTGGCTATTCCACCAAGTTTAGAAATTCCGGAATTAAATCCAGATTCATTTATTTCCGTATCAAATTTTAATGAGCCGTCATAACCCATACTATCCCTCCTATTCTTGGATAGCACAGGCTCATAGGCTCACTTAAGTGCTTTATTTCTTAATTTCTATTTCTTTCTTACAAGTCCGACATTTTACGTAGATACCGTGGCTTTTGGCTGTATTGTCTGCAATAGCAAGTTTGCAGCCGCACACAGGGCATCTAATCCAATCTCGGACTAATATTGGTTCTTTTTTCATGATCCACCTACATAAAAGCGTCACCGATTTCAAAATCAGTCAATTCTTCCTGTTTTAACTCGATCAGTTTTTTGATTTTCTGGATTCTCTTTTTCTCTTCCGGATCTTTAACTTCGCTCAGATCAATTCCTCTGTACATAATTCTTTTCTTGATCTCATTGTCCTCTGATAATCCATCAAAAAGCATCCGGAATTTCCACCAATGCAGATATTTAATATCAATCAAGTCAATACCGTAATCGCGCAAAAATGCTGATAATATATAGGGATAATCGACGGAAAAGGAAAAAAGATTCTTCTGCCTCACTGTTCCGGTTTGACTGGCTTCTCCGTCTGAAAAATCAGCACTCATAAAGTCGCATAATGCGTCAATTGCAGGCTGCGATATTTCGACATCGTCGAGAAAATACTCACTCAAAATCAACAGCTTATCCACAGACTTAACATCTTTATCTTTTAGCATATCCAAAAGAGAAATATAGTCCCGAAAATCGGTTCTGATTCTTACAAGCCTTCCGCTTACCATTACCGATGTCGGGAGGGATTCATAGAAGAGGTTCATCGGTTCTTCTTCGCCCCTCTCCTTGCCTTCCTGTTTGGTGTATATTTGTTTACCATACTGTTATATCTGGACTGCTCGCTGTTCCGTAAATCAAACAGTGAATTGGCGGCTTTAACTCTCATGTCCATGCTGTTCTTGCCGAGAAACATTTTCCCACTCGTTCCGTTTCCGAATAATCGATCATAAAAATCATTGAAAACCTTACATTGCGCTCTCGTGATCTCGGATACTTTTCCGACTTTCGGTACTTTTTCAGATTCCTCAACCATTTTTTCGTAGCATCCCTCGAATTTCTCCATAAAATCTGCGTCTGTAAAATCGATGTCTGTTTCAAAATTATTAAATTTCCACTGGCTCATTGGCTCACTCTCCTATTCTTTCTCGTATTTTTTACCGCCTTAAAATCGGCGGCAGCTACTCCCCCATGTAATCTCCCTTGGCGTAAGTAACTGTCTTGGATGTAATATCAGTCTCTGTAACATATCCTTCCTCGATTTCGGATACAGCTTTCAGTGATCCGCTATAAACCAATGCGTCCGTTCCATCTCCGTCCGAATCCGGGATAACTGCGCAAGTTCTCTTTGTTGCGTAACACTTGTCACCTTTCGTGTTCTTTTTGTAAAAATCCACCGTGACCACTTCCACATGAGCATCATCTGCAACTTTCTCACCGTCATGGATTTTTGCAATTCGCTCATGTACAGGATTCCCTGCATACATATCAAAAGAGTACTCTGTAGCTGGAGCATATCCAACTACATCTGATCTCTCGGTGCTTTCATCCACGTACTGTCTGGAATACTCTTTCGGGTTTTTCCCGTTTGTCATCGCGGTAAAATTGGTCATTCTTTCAAATTTCGGAGAGCTGCCCGTTGCATCCGTGTTCATGAATGCCACACGCAAATGTCTGCCGACTAATTTTGGTGCTGTTACTGCCATACTTATACCTCCTGCGTATAAATTAAGCGGCACTCAATACGATACTTAGCTTTTTCCTCGTTGATATCGTACAAGTAACCACTGTTTAAAGTTTCAATTGATATTGGGCTTTTCTTTTCTCCGAGTTTCGGGAGGTTGTCGTTAAAACTCTGCTGTTCCAACCACTCTTCGAAGCTCTGGAAGAATCCACTGTTTTCGATATTGATTCTTGCGTCCTGATCGTATTCCTCTTGGCTCGTAAACGCAAACTGGAACTGCTTCTTCGCCCCTCCATCCATATATCTCTGAATAATCGGATCGCAAGGGAGAGGGTCAACAGAGTACCCCATATCCGTTCCAATATAGTCCACGTTCACACGACCATCACTCAGAAATGGGCATGTGAGAATATATGATCTTACGCTGTCAATGAGATTTGACATACTTTGCCGCTCCTTTCAGGATAGAGTCTTTGTGACGGTTTTTCATGCGCTCAAACCATCGTGATTTTTCCTTATGCTCATAATACTGTCTACGTGCATAAGGTGCAATCTGGTTGATCTCACCACTGCCAATCACAGTGCCAAGGGTTGCAGATTTAATTAAAACGCCGGATCTCTTTGGTGTTTCAGGCGCCATTCTTCTTACGCATTCAGAATCAACAAAAGACTGTGCATTTGCAAAACCGGATTCCATACTTGGCTTAAAGCTTGGATTCCATTCGAGTTTAGCGGATACTTTTCCACCGCCGGATGCTTGCGTATAAATTACGCCTCTCGGTGTCTCAATCTGGAATTTCTTCTTTCCTTTTGCCACTACACTCCCACCACCTTAATATGCGGATTGCCGCCAAAAGCATTGTAGTTTGCAGATGTAATTCTAGTCTTGTCCAGTCCGTCCAAGTCCTTAATCGTCTGCATGTCAACCTTGCAATCTCCTTTTACAAGGTAATCGTCTTTCTTAATTTCCACGCTCGTATCCGGGATTCTGACAGTGTAAGTGTCTGCTTGCTTTAATCCATCTGTCGTGATCTGCGACTTTTCGTTTTTATACCACCATACCTCAGGTATATATATCCGCTCCCATTCATCCAGCCGAGTAGACGGGTTGTATTTTCGGCTGTACAGTGTAACATCTGTGTTCGTTAACATATCCCTCGATAAAGCAATCCAGTATTGCCAAGATATGTTTTCGCAATCCGGTACAGCTTGGATTCAAGTACTTTATTTGCATCCTGTCCGTCAACACACTCTGTCACATAAGACACAGCGTACCCGTCTGTATTTTCGGATTTTACGATCTTTCCATCATTTACTGTCGAATTATAGATGACATCGCACATCTCACAAAGACACGATTTGATACGGTGCTCATTTTCCGTGTCGCTTTCTGCTCTTCCGGATGTGAAATCATCCATATAAACATCTGCAAGATCACGAGTCTTTTTAAACGCGGACTCAGTGGAGATTTTCTCTCCACCAAAGTCCTCAATGTAGTATTTGTAATCTACTAACATGTGTACTCCTTACTGATTCGCCATAATCCCCTGTTTTTTCATCTCCGCAAGAATCGCATTGATTTTATTTTTCAGGTCAGTCGCTGTTTCTGTGGACAAATCTGCAATCAAAGCCATCTGTTTCACGCCGCCAAGCGTTGTCTTGTTTGCTGCTGGAAGAGTGTAACTTGGTCCCGCAGGTCCCTGTGCGCCTGGATCTCCCTTGTCTCCTTTCGGTCCTGCTACTCCTTGATCGCCTTTTTCGCCTTTTTCGCCTTTTGCTCCTGCTGGTCCTGCCGGTCCTACTGCTCCTGCTGGTCCTGCTGGTCCAACCTGCTCATTCTTCACGCCCTGCTCTAATTTATTCATCTTTTCTGCTGTCATAACGTCGCCATCATTCCATGTCGTTGGTGTATATGCCATAACTCATACCTCGCTATTTTGCTTTACCTACTTTTGCCTTTCCGACTTTCCCCCTGCCTACCAAGGCGAGGTCTTCAGGGGGTGCTATTCCCCCACGTGATGACAGTAAATTCCTTTTACTTTATTTTCGTAGGCATCACACATTCCGACTGTTCTGTATGCGTACATATAAGCATCAGCAGCCTGGTTCTGGTCTGGGGAAATAATCTTCGGAACTGTGTGTTTCTGGTACTGGATAGCCGCGTTCCGGTCAATTGCCATAAAGTTGATTGCTTTTCCGTCTGAATTCTTAGCGAATCCACCAGCACCGTTTGCTGTCAAGTCAACTTTTGTATAAAATCTTGCGGACGGTACTTTCACGATTCCAGCCCATCCTTCCAGTGCTCTTCTGGATGCAGTTGTGTCTAAGTCTTCAACCATTCCAACCAATGCCGGATTGATAAACAGGTAACATGTGGATACATCTCCCTCGGCATCTTCGATAGCGTTTCTTGCGGTTCTTAACGCTGCAAGTGCTGCTTTTCCATCGTTCAGTGTGCCTTCTGCTGTTGTAATTCCGGAAATCTGCGCATATTTTGAAAATCTCCATGCATCCAACTCAGGAACTACCTGTGTGCGGATAAACTCCCCTGCAAGACGTCCAAATGCTACGCCAGCAGACTCAATATTATCCATTGCATCTACATTAAATTTACGACCTCTGTCATAGTCGCATTTAACTGTCTCGTAGTCCAGAGTTACATCACCGTTGACGTATCCAGAGGACTTATCATAGTTTGCAAGTCCCTGCATGGACATTTTCGGAATCAAAATTTCGTTTGCATTCGCTCCCTCTCGGATCAGCTCACTCGGGCCATCTAAGATAGATGTCAGTGAACTTTTCTTATACACGAGGTCGAGCATCGTAGAATACTGTTTTCTAAGCGTAATTGAATTTGGCATATCTTATCTCCTTATCATTTAAAATCTTTTTCTGTGAGTCCCATAGCAGCAGCTACCGCATCAAACGCACCTGGCTTCTCGGCTCCGCTTCCAAACACTGGATTTTTAATCGGTTCATCATCCGCAAACAGGAATTTGCTTTCTTCGTTCTCTTTCAGGTCTTTGAATGCATTTTCAATATCCGTATCCTGATTTTTGGATGCTTTCAGATCATCCGTTTTTAAGTACGGAAGAACCGCTTTTAAAGCTCTCGCACCGTGCTTCTTAGCTGCGGCTTCAAGTTTTCCATTAAACTCATAATCCTGTTTAATCTGCGCTTTCTCTGCTTCGGATGCTTCGTATTTTGCTTTGTAATCGGCTACCTGACCTTTGATTTCTTCATAGTCTCCAAATCCCTCAATGGCTTTGTTTGCGTCTGTAAGCTGCTGCTTTGTCGTATCAAGCTCCGATTTGATGTTGTCATAATCTTTCTTTGCTTTACCGACATCTGTGGAATTGGCGTCCAGAATCTTATCAATCTGTTCTTTTTCCAATCCCATTTCTTCTAAAAACTCTCTTTTCATGTTTCATCTTCCTTTCGCTTCGCTTTTTCTCGTGGTCGCACCACATGTCTCAAGTAAGTACCCAGTTTCTCGTCATCTGGCAGGACAAAATAAAAGAGCCGCCTATGCGACTCTCCCTAACATATCCATGTATATCCGTTCTCTTTGTTGTTCTACGCCCATCTTTCGACAGAACTTTGTGTATTCGTACAGTTGGGCTTTGTATTTTACTCTCATGGTCAATATATTGTCTGGATCTGCTCTGGCAGTCTTGAGTGCCATGATCCTAGACCGCTGCGCTCTCATTGCGGTTTCCATCCTCCGCTGTTGCTGCGTAATTCCGTAAGCATCCAACTCTTTACCTTGCCACCTCTTTGTTTTGTTTTCTATGGCATTCTGCTTTCTCAACCATTCATCCGACCACTGCCGTTCAGACGCACCTTTTACAAATAGGTAATAATCGTGGTAGCAGTTAGCTCCTTGTAGGCCAGTAGCAGTTCCAAGGCCGCACACAGACACCAGTTCTTCTTTGCTGTATACTTTTCCCTGCCACTTGCGGTGTTCCGGTCTGGCTCCCGGATGCCAGTCAACCTCGTAATAATTTGTACCCAGTTTCTCGGCGTTAATCTTGTTCAGCTCTCCTGTGATCTGCGATACTCCAGTTAATACGCTTCCGCGGACTGCTACATGCACTCTGTTACTGTATCCGGTGGCATAATCTACAGTCCTTAACCCACTGTTTGTCATCTGCGTGACAACTCTCCGGATGACTGTGTTATAGTCAAACGCACCGCTTAATACATCCATGATCGCCATATCTACATACCGTTGGTAATACTCGGAAAATGGCATAAATACACGCCGATTTCCCATAAGCACAGAAAATCCATAAGACCTTGCAAGGTTCTGCAACTCATCCTGTGTCTGCTTCCTGACGGCCTGCGACACCTGTTTGAGCTGTTCGTTTTCCTCTTCCGGAATAAATTCCCGGTTGATCTGCTCGTACAGGTTCTTATCTCTTACGTACTGCCACTCTGCTATCTCATCGTAGAGTTTAAACATCTCCGGGTATGTGGCTTTCAGAGCATCTTTCAGTATTTTTTCCACCTCTTCTGTGCTCTTCCCAATCTCTACCAGTCTGTTGATCTGGTAATCTGCAGTGGATGTGATCTTTCCGGTCTTGCGTATCCTGCGAACGATATCCTGTATAATCCGGTTCTCGGCGTCCATCCAGATAGATTCCATCCTAAGAGACATTTTTTCGACATCTGGCTTATCCATTACCTATCACTCCATTACTCCACCTTGATCCGGCACATTCGCTTTTGCAGTCTTTTCATCCTCCCCAAGAAACCGTACCCTGTATTCCCAGTGTGATCTGATTCCGGCTGCTATCTCATTTAACATCAACTGTCTGTCCGTTTCCTCATCCGTTAGAATCGAATCTTTAAAACTGCAGATAAACTCATATCCGGAATGGAGCATCCCCTCGTGGAATGCCAGACCTCTTGCAAAATCATCTAAGCAGTCTCTTAAATTATCTTGGATTGCTTTGACGCGGTTGTACTTCCTATTTTTGGATGCTTTCACTTCCGTTGCTGTCTTGTCGATGCTCTGTGGATTGCTTAAATCTCCGAATGCAAGTCCAACTACAAGTTCAATTTGTCTAAGGTAGTTATCCAGACCGTTTATTAGATTTTCTTCCCGGAATTCCGGTGAGAACTCTTTGTAAAATCCTTCCTCGCTGTCAATTCCGACATACAAGCGCTTGTTTAGCTTAGACACTCCATTTCGTCCATCTGGCTCTCTCTTCATAGCTGCAGCGTCCACGTGGATTGCCCTCTCTCCGGATTCAAATTCCCAGTCTATCCTCGCTCCTTGCACATCGGCTCTCTCAATAAGGTTTATTGCAGAATCAAAAATAGACACACCGCATGGCGTGTCATCAATCCTGTTTTTTATCGGATTCCTGTAATATCCAAAATCCATTTCTTCAACCCCCGGATACGCTACATGTTCCGGCAGTCCAGCCCATGCTTCTAAGCTTTCCAGAGAGATTTTCCGGTCAAATCCATATCTTGTGGATGAGCAATAGGCTTCGTTTGTGATCTCGAGGAATCCGTTTTTGATACTGTGCCGCTCCAGGCGAACATAATACTTTGCATCGTCTATGTCTCGGAAGTCCAGAAAGACTATATCGTTCGGCTTCTCATCATTGCCAAAGCTCACCGGGATGAACTTATCCGCTGTCACGAACTCTGCTTGTCCATTCCCAAGGGGTTTCAAGCAAAATGAACCGAGTCCGAGACCGTCTTGTAGGTTCTCGTTAAGACTCTCTGTGGTTTTCTCAAACAGTTTCAAGAGCTTATCATTCGATATTTTTATTTCCATTTCCGACAGCACAACATCTGCAAACTCTCTACATATCCCCTGTTCAATCCTCAGGGACTTCACATAATCCTTGCACCAGTCTGCATTCCCAGAGAGCATACTGTTCCATTCATTTATTTTCTGCACCATTGTGCTTGTAATTGCAGGAGATTCTCTCAACACCTGCTTCATTGTGGTTCTGCTTATCATGTTAAACACTCCTGTAATAACCTTGTTAATAAACTTAAACATCTTGCACCTCACTCTGTCAGCATTTTAATGTCGCGTTCTATCGTGTACTCAAATGCATCCAGTGTATCAATATCACTACTTCCGTCATCCAGACGATCGTCTTTTAATGCTTTTTCATCCCACACTGCTTCTTGCAATGCAGTCGATAATGTTTCGCAATCCTCTGTAATAAAAAAGCGCCCAGCTCCCATGAGCTTTAAGACGCACTCAATTCGGTCTTTTATCCTAATTTTCTTAGCCGGTCTCACAATTACATTCGGATGTGCTTTTATCATGGCGTTTCGGATACTCTGGCCGAGCGTGGTCTCCGCGTTATCCCAGTAAATAAAATCAACTTTTCCATACTTTTCTTGTACCTCATTAACAAATTGGATAAGCAAATCATTCAGGATGTTGGAATCAATTCCCTCTTTAAACCGCTTCGTATCCGTATTCATGTATCGGATACTTTTTAATCCGTATACATTATTGTCTCGATCGTAACCCCTTGCCACGAAAGAGTGGCCAGACTTATTACCACCAAAATCCACGCCAATTACAATCTCTGTCAGATCGACTGTAGCAGGCTCTTTGACAAAATCTTCCGGATGGTCTGCGAATTTGCGGTAAATCGCTCCCTCTGCTCGTTTCCAGAGACCGAGAATCAACCGGTCATAGTAAACCGTACCGTCATATTCGATGCAGAGCTTCTCTACAAAATCTGGAGCCAGAAACGGATTGTCGAAAATCGTGTATCTCTGCAGATAGATATCTAATTTTTTGTTGTCGAGAAATTCTTTTAGCCAGTGTGTCGGATTCTCCGGATTGCAAGCCCCATCAAAGCAGGAATACGGTTTATCAAGACGGGACTTTAACATCTGGAAGACTTCTTTGTTCCACTTTGCAATCTCATCCCCGTAACAATACTTGATGGATGCTCCCTGTATCTTTGCAACCTGACTGACCTTTTCTGCTCCAAGACAATAGACATCCTCTCCGCATACTCTAGCCACATTCCGGTTGTTAATGTTTCCGATCAGGTCGCTGGTATATATTTCTCTCATCGGCTGTAGGACGTTTCGTTCTATAGACTCTTTCGAAACTCCCATAATGACATTCAAGCCGGGCTTTCCCGCTCTTTCTCTGATTCTTTTAGGTACGATATAAGCAGTATCAACATAAGACTTTCCAGAACGAACCGCTCCAGACTTGATATTCCATCTATGCGTTGCGTTTATTATGTACTCATTCTGTTTTTTGCTTAGCTGCATTGTCATGCAATCCTTTCAAGATTTCATCCAGCTTCTCAATCGCTGTCCTATCTTCATATTCCTGCTTATCTCTCCACTTGTCCGGTTTCCGGTTCTTCAACCAGAAGATCTGGGCTGTAGTGTCCGGCGCTACTTGCTTTGTGACCTTTTTCGTAGTTTTCATTTCATCGAGTTCCGGTATATACTCTCTGGTCGTTTCCGTGTACTCATATCCAAGCGCACGTTTTAGCAGAGCATTCTCGACTTGACGATCAACGACCTCTTTTCCTCTTTTTAGGGTGTCCGAAATGTCCGAATACTTGTCTTTCCAGCTATTTAATGTGCTTCTGGAAATCCCGATATTATCTGCAATCTGCTCATCCGTCAAGCCATCTCTCGCCCATCCCTCTATCTTCAGCAAGCCTTCCGGCTCTAGCCACTCTTGATATTTACCTTTTGCCATCAGACTCACCACCTTTAAAACATAATAAAAGCACCCATCTCTGGATGCTAAGAATGTAGGACTACTGCTGAAAGAATTAATAACGCCAACAAAAACCAAAATAACCAAATACACAATCAAAATTTATAAGAAAAAGGAGGAAACCTTGCAGCAGTCCACAACGGGTATAGCAGGACTCGAACCTGCGACACATCGGTTAACAGCCGATTGCTCTACCAACTGAGCTATACACCCGTAGGATGCCTTTTATTGACACCCTTTACCCTATCCGCACTCGGGTACTGACACTAAATATAGATTGCTGAATCTATTTTTGTTTGTTTTGCAGATCTGCGGATATCTGCGTTTTGGTACCATTTGTGATGTAAGTCCGGTGTGCACTCCCAGAACAGACCTCAGCTGTGCAGCCTGTATACTCACATCACAAAGCGGAGCACCTGGAATCGAACCAAGGACGCGGCGATACCCCGCACATCTACCACTGATGCTATACTCCGCATAAAAACACCGCCAGACGAGAAAGGGTAAAAGTCCGGCGGTATTCCGAATGTTGTTTGGAAAGCTTTTGGAGTCTTTCTTCTAACTCCATGTTATACTATAGACTACTTAAAACGAACAATGCGAACAAAACGAACAAACTTTTATTTTTCTTTCATCCACCTCTGAAATTCCATTCTTGCACTATCTCCTGTGCAATTTCCCTTCATCTTCGCAGCTACTTCATCCCATGTCAGCCCCTGCATAACCTTAAACCGGATAATCCTCTGCATCCTTACCGGAGCTTTATTGATTACTCGCTCTGCTTTTACTTTAATCTGCTTTGCGTTCAGCTTTCGTTCTTCCAACAACCGTTCCTCTTCGTCTATATTCACCGTGTTCTCTATACATCCAGAGATATTAAAGCTCTGCGGTTGGTACGGAAACTCTGGATTGCTGCCTGTCACTTTATCCTGTACGATTGACTTTCTTCTGTGCCGTCTGATATCTTCCTCTGTCTCTTTCACAAGTGCTTTCGCATCCATGTACTCATAGATTATATTCTTATCCACCTCAATCACCTCCCGGAATTGGCTTTTTGATGTTGTACTTGCTTGCTATGTATTCTAGAGTGTCCGTATTTGTTCTGTCAGCCCTTTTAAAATCACAGGCAAAGGCTTTATGCCCCTGTTGCTTTAAAGCTGTCTCGCAGGGCTTTCTCGTTGCCATCTTGTGTGCTTCTATCTTTCTCACGGTGTCTGCTGTCTCCCTTCTGCGCTTCATGGTTTCTCTGGTCATGCCGTCACCTCAATCTGCTCCCCGGTCAATTCTTCCAACTTCTTCCTCATTTCTTCGATTGTCATTTTCTTTCGTTCTTTGCGCTCCCAGATAAGTTCAAGGTTTGAGTATAGCAGGATTTCGTTAAATCGTGATACGTGCTGGATCTTGTATATTCGCATGATATCAAAATCTTTATCTCCAGTTGCATCTATTAAATCCTCGTTGTAGTATATGAGCCGATGACTTCCTTCTGCTCCGATCAACATGTCTCCTATAACGAGCCTTCTCCCATAACTTTTACTGCGGTACTCAACTACCATCCCGTCTTCCAGATCCGCCTTTGTAAATTCTTCCTGCATGTAATCACTCCATTCTAAGATCCTATGTCCTTTTTTCTTTGCCCACCTATAATGCGAAAAACTTACGCCATATACATAGCATGTTTTTTCGCCATGTACATACCATACTGTGTTTTCGAGTAAAGTTTCTCCATCGCTCCACCGCATCCCTTTCTCATGCATCTGCTCGCAGAAATCTTTTGCTTCCTCCTCGGTCTTACAATGCACTGCGATCTTATTATCTGCATCCTTAAATTCGTCCCAGTTAAATTTTCTCATATTTCCTACCTCACTATCTTTCGCGCTATCCAATCCAAAAACACCACAAATAGCAGTATCGGGAATCCCGCAGCCATCAGGTAATCCGCGCCTTCTAGTTTTACATCCTCTTCGATTCCTGTCTTTAGAGTAATTACGGTTCCTAGCCCCAGGATGTAATACAGGGCTAGGAATGCGATTGTAATTAAAATGTCCATGTTATTCCTCCTTGTATGGTTCTGGTAGTGGCTGCCATGCTACAACCTTTTCATACCCCAATTCATCATTTGTTTCAAACACCGTATCAACGAATCCTAAACTTGTCGAATCGTAAATATCATGCCAAAATCCAAATCCATATTCACTATCATACTGGCAGAACATCGGCAAATCCTCTTCGTGATTTTCGACAATACACATATAGAATCTCATATCATCATCTTCTGGCAATCTCTCTTCTACCGGAATCCAACCACAACGTTTGCTATTCAGGTCATTTATGATTGTCCGCAAAAAATCTATATCCCGGTTGAATGAAGCTATGTCCTCGTCCTGCACCTTTCTTGGTTTATCGCTCCACAACTCTCTTCCCGCTCTTTGTCCATAAAAGAAAGATAACTTTTCAAGGATATCGTTCGCCTGTTTCGCGATATCCGGGATATCTTCCATGCAACCATGGATAATATTCTGGCACTTGTTCACTGCCCTGTTCCATTCTAAATCTTCATTACTTTCCACAACCCTGTAAATATTGCTTATCTCTTCCAAAATCTTCTCTAATACGTTCATTCCACATTCTCCTTATCCACATACTTCTCCACAATATCTACTGCACAGGTCAAGCCATAAAGATAGCTTTCCAGCTCTTCTGCTGTTTTGCTTGATCCATGTCTTTTCCTTTCTTCTTTCAGCGTTTCGTAGGCATCATTTTTCATGGATTCGATTTCTTCCACGATTTTCTCTAATGCGTTCATCACTTCACCTTCTCCCATGACCAATCAACCTGTTCCATAACCATATCTCTCATAGCTTCTTCGATTTCCTCATCAGTTACATCATCACCAAACTCTTCTTTAAATGTCATATTTGTTCCAGCAAAACCATAATTTGCTTCTGCTTTTACTTTGATCATTCTTTCACTCTCCTATTCCATGCTTCTAAAAATTCCGCATAATCATGTGTTCCTGTCGAAAATTCCAATCCACATTCACAATGTATGTATATAGGGTCGCCCCCACTATCCGGGTCATAAAATGTTGGATGCCAATCTCTCTCAGGCAGATATAAGTCTTTTTGTTCATCAATTTCATGTCCACAAAACGGGCATTTCTTTAGTTCCTCCATGCTACTCACTCCAATCTAATCTCTGTCCACAGCTTGGACAGAATTTATGCCTCATCCCACAAAAATATCCAGTTTCATCTTTGAATATCATCGTTTTTTTACAATTCGGACACTTGTGTGCTTGAGAATATTTCTGTGTTTTTATATGCGTTTTCTTCGCCGTATCCCGCTCTTTCAACTCATGTATCTGACTCATCAGCTTCGCACACTGGCTATTTGCGAAATCATTCACCTTGTTATACTGGTTCAAAATATCGCACACAAACCGTCCCATCTTGCACTCTGCGCATTTATCTTCCAGTTCCATTTCACTTAGCTGATCTGGATACCTGCACAGGTTGTCGCATATATGCTCCATCATTTCTGTTGTGATCCCGTCCATCCATGTTTCTTCTGTTTTCGCCATTAGTCATTCCTCCGTATCGTCATCTCGATTCCGATCTCATCTTTAATCATCTTTGTATACTCATCCCATGTTGCCATATCGTCCACCAGACACTCTGCTTTCAGGTTCATTCGGTCGATAAATCTCTTGCACCGTTTCCCGGCAAACCCGAACTCATCATGCAGTGTTGCGACTGCGATCACCATCATTGTGTCCAGTGTCATGTTTTTGATTTTCTCACAGGCAATGTTTAGTTCTTTTCTGGTTGATGCTGTATTTATTCCTGTGATATTCCGGAACTGGATTTCTTTTTCCAGCCCCTCGATACCGTATTTTTTTACAATCTCTCTGGCCAGAATCAGCCCTTGTGATCTGCCAGCGGTATAATCATCAACTTTTCCCATCACCTATTCCTCCGCAATAAAGTCTTCTATGCTCATTTGTTCATCTCTTTCATAAGCCAGCATTTCCTCTGTCGCTCGCCTATAGAAATTTCTGTCAATCTCGAACCCATAAGCGCTCCTTCCAAGTTCTGCAGCTGCTCTGAGCGTAGAGCCACTGCCGGCGCACGGATCAATTACCACATCACCTGGATCCGTGAAGATCTCGATCAGCTGTTTTAATACTTTCACTGGCTTTTGGGCTGGGTGAATTTTTGGAATTTCTTTTCCGTCCTTCTCCCATGCGAACCAATTAAATATCATCTTCCCTGTACCAGGTATGTTCTTCCCGTTTTCGTCTGTTTTGACTCCGTTTCTGAATTTTGGAAGTCGATCACGATACAACACCAACGCATATTCCGTAGCCCCAACAATACGCATATTTGCTTTTAATACCTGCGGGCTATAGTTTTTGCAAAATACAAGTGGTATGTAATGCACAAATCCATGTTTTTCTGCCGCTTTGATCAGCGTCTGAATCTGTTCAAATGCACAGAACACAATCATGCAAGGTGAATTGCTGCTTCTCCCTCTACTGCATGGCTTTTTGTCTTCTTTTTTCAGCATCTTGGAACAAAAGTGAAAGTATTCGTAAAGATTGAAATTAAAATCGGAATTAAAGGCTGCTTTCCCTGCAAGTTTACTTTCTCCGTTTTTATTATCTCCACCTTTGTACCACATCGGATTGCTGCCATAGAAGTTGTTCCCTACGTTGTACGGCACATCTGCAATAATCAACTGTGCTGGCTGAATCCCGTATTTTTTATAGTTCTGCATCGAATCTCTGTATAATTCACACTTTAGTTTTTTTCTCATTTTTTCTCAGAAGCCCGGTATACCCTTGCCCCGGCCGGAGGCTGGCTCCTTTCTATTTTTCTTTCTTCTTATCTCCCGGAACGATCAACATTCCTTTGATTCTCTCATTTCCTCTTAGATTTTCGCAGTATTCCTCCCATTCAAAGACCTGTTCCTGCGTCCATCCTTTTACCACTCTGCGTTTCCGGATCTCAGTCTCATCCATGTACCGGATAAGATCATCTCTGGTAAATTCCGCTTTCTGGATATCATGTAAGACTTTATGGATATGCTCATCCGAGCATCCGAGTTTTACCATCTCTTCGATTTGGAACTGGTACGGATCCAGAAAGTGTGCTGGCCTACTCATTTTCTGCCCTTTCGATTGTGCGAACTGGAATTCCATTTACTTCCAAGCTGTCATCTACCGCTATTACTAAGCATTTCCTTCCATTCACAACCATTGTATCTACAAGATCTGTCCGCCCTGGATTCACTTTAATCACAATATCCGGTGTTTCAATCTGGAATTTTTTCGTCTCTGTAATGTTCTCTGCAAGCAGAGATGTCTTTTCTCCTGCAGTCTCTTCATAATTCTGATCAAAACTCTCCATTTTTTTCGAAGGGATGCCGCTCTTTTCAAATACCTTGCGTACATCGGTCTTATCCAGCTGCAGTGGTTCCGGTTCTTCTTTATGTTCCTCGATCATATCATTCAAAGTATCATGGATATTGCGGATCGTCTCATAATCTCCGTCTTCTCCCAAAGTATCCTCAATCAGCATCTGAAATGTCTCTTTTTGCGTATTCGCCGACATCGGCATCCTTGCTCCCAGCAGCTGTTCGATTAGCTCCTGCTGTAAATCCTCTGACTTCTTTGTATAATAGAGAACCCCGTGGATATCTGTGCTCCTGTCATTAAATGCAGGGAACAAGAATCCTTTGTCAGGCATACCTACTACCCAGTCCCGGATACGGTCCTGAATGCAATTACTCTCTGCATGGTAACTCAATCCAGCCTTTGACAAAGAAACCGGGCAGATGCTGCATAGCAGATATTCATACACTTCTTCTGACGCATCGTACATCTCCGTTCCATCAGAAGATTTTCCCGGTATATCATACATTGCATGGATGAGGACGATGTAATAATTTTCGCTGTAGTCATAAGATTCGATTACCCTATCGTAGAACTCTTCCAGAAGCTGGTCATCTTCCAACTTGCTTTTTCTGAGCTTCATCAAAAATTCCTGTGTTCCTCCCGGCGTCTCCTGTTTTGTCGGAAATTCCAGATTTAACAAATTCTTGCCGACACTTCCGGACAGCGTTTTTCTGAAGATGTCAAAATACTTGAATGCGTCCTCTTCCGGTAAGGACAGGAATGCGCTTTTTGACTCCATCTTTTTGTTTTTCTCATGATCCACATAGCAACCGGCAATTCTTGTGATTGCACAATTTGCTGGCGTAAACTGTTTACGAATCTCCAATACTTCTTTTTTATTCATTTTCAACCTCTCTTTCCAGCCACTCTTTTTGGCTCTTGTACAAATTCAGGTATTTATCACGGTTTTCTTCGTACAGATCGTATTCTAAATCCTCATCTATTCTTGTAAGTATCATCTTCACTGCGGAGATTTCTGGTGTATCCATTTCTCCTGTTATGTTGTTCAAATGATCATTATTCGTCATTTTCCTCTCACCCTTTTCTTCCTCTTCCGCTTTGTACTGCCGTACATAAACGCTGCCATATTGCCCGGTTTGAATCCTGCAGACTGTTTTCTATGGCTGCTAAAGCTGTATTTTCCTCTGTCCATGCTTACTCCCTTTCTAAACTCCACCATGCTTTCACGTTCTTTCCATATCCGGTTGTCTGTATCTTTATTTTTAATTCGTTTCTTGCTTTCATAACATCTGACCGTTTGATTCCCGCTGCATCTGACTCCATGAGCAGTTTCGCTCCGTCATATCGTCCGCCTGCCATTTTATCTTTTAACCATTCCACCGCCTTGTCATAATCGGTCTTAGATACCTCGTTGACCTTGTCTTTGATCTTTTCCAATTGGATGGTGTTGGCGTTCAGCTTATTCCAGATCTTTTCAAAATTTTCTTGCATGATTCTGCGATTTTCTAAAATCTCATCCCGGATGACTGTAAGCGCCTGTGCTGCGGTCATCCCCTTCTTTTCTGGCTCTTTCACTAGACTTCCCGGTTCAAGTCCGAGAAGTAAACACATGATCCGTTCCACAGCTTCTGGTTGATCTGGATTATTGGCTATGTAATTCACAAAACTTTCGCTTCTCCCCATTTCTAGGGAGAATCCCTTTTTCGTCTTGCCTCGCTTCTCCAATTGCTTGCAGAGCAGAGCGTAGTTTATTGTTACTTTCTTTGGTTCCATAGTTCCTCCTTAATTTTCCGTCAACACATCTCCAAGCGCTTCCATGTCGTATCGTCTGCGTTCAAAATTGTTATTATTTCTATGTGTCGGCTCTGATCTAACTGGCATTCTTCCCTTATCCTGTTCTTTGGATAGCCAGGAATTTATAAATCTTGCGATTCCTCTCTTTGTTTTTCTTCTCGCTTTATTGCTGTCTAACCAAGATTTCATTTTTCTGAGTTCCTGCATCACATCAACAGCAGGGAATAATTCACTCCACTCTGATACATTGTCTTCGTAAATCCAATGCTCTGTACCGTCATTCAACGATAGTGAGATGACTTTTTTCCGGTCTGGAGCTTCCGGCTCCGGACAAGTAGTATTTATACTACTCTTATCTATACTATCCTTACCTAACCTAACCTGGGTTTCCAGAACGTCAACCGCATGGTTACCACTTGGTTGACATGTGGTTGATAACTGGTTGACAGGTGGTTGACAAGTAGTCGAAAGAACGTATTTTCCGTTCAAATTTTCCAATTTATTCAGTTCATCCAAACATCTTGTCTGTGTGTATCTATCTTTCCTGATCGAATTGTTTGTTTTCCAGTCAGAAATCACGATAACGCCACTTTCAAATGGAATGATAAACCCTTTTGCGACCAGTATTTTCAAATCATCTTCCGCTGCTCCAACCATTCTCACGATTTGCTTCGGAGACGATACAAAGCCGTCATCATCAGCTTTCATGCCGAATTGTAAGTACAGAGCTTGAGTCGATGACGGCATTTCAACAAACTTATCTGTGCATACAACATCTGCCGAAAACATTCTTCTGTTCGCCATCACTCATCCTCCGCAATATAGACCACTACGCAAGGCGTGTCCGAATATGCCTTTTCAATTTCCAGACTGGTCACCTGCTTATCATCGGTGTATGCGACTCCGTTCAGTCCATCCAGAATGATTTTTGCGATATTATCCAAGTCCGGCTTCTTATTCGGCTTTATTTCGCCTTTTAAGGCTTTTTCCTTATTCTTCTTAGACCAGCTCTCTGGAATCGGAAATTTCGCTAAAATACGAACTCTCAGAGGTATCTCTGTATAAAGAACGCCTGCGCTTTGTTTATAAATCCTCGCAACTTCCTTTTCATATTTCTTGGTTGCGGGTGGTGTGTATGTAATGACCTTAAATCCGGCTCCGCGGAATCTTGGTCTTGCTTTTCCGACCGGTTTTCCCGGAATTGTAATTATCATTCGTTCTCCTTTCTGCTCCCGGAGTTACCGGGAGACAATGAATCTGGCTTACTTAAGGTATTTGTGACGTACTACACAGCAGCCATGAACGGGTTACAATTTATAGCAAAGGTTTAACCCTTACTAACATAGTGAAATTCTTGCCGGAACTGTTCTTCTGTTCCGTAGTGATGCAAATAATACTCTTTGCAGCGTTTTCTTAAGTATCGGTCAACTTTCGATGCATTCTCCCCTGCCCTTGTTCCGTTTGGATGCAGATCCGGTCTCAGCGGAGCTATGAATCCGTAATCTTCCGAAAGTTCAATTTCTTTCGATGTGTGGCTAAAAACATGATGTCTCCCCACTCCGTAAGCTCCGGTGTGCATGCAGTGATCCATATCTTCTGTAAATATGCTCCACAGCTTCTTTGGTCTGCCGGATGCTCTTTGATGACCTTTTTTCTTTTTCTTTCGCTTCGGCTTTGGGAATGCCATGTCACTGTAATCAATGCTTATAATTCAATCCCCCACATCTCTTTCATTTTCCGAATCTCATCCGGTGTATCTGTCGGAATACCAAGACTTTTGCACTCTTCCACCGCTCCATCTATCAACATGCAAGCTTCGTTGGTATCGTATTCGCTCAATCCCTTCCAACAGCGCAAAGTACAAACAGTAATGTACTCATTTTCCTTGTTCACGAACTCTTTCTTGTTCTGTACTTCTACAATCCGGTAACAAGCTCTTGCAAGATGCACCTGATCGGACGGAAGGCTTATAAAATCTGACGTCCCGTATATCCTTAAAAGATGCAAATACACATCGTTTTCAGTCTGTCCGTTTTTCATAACGCTGCGAAGTTCTTTTACCAGCGTCCAAAAGTATTTTCTTTGCTGATCTGTTTTTGATTCTTTGTGCAGAGCAATACTCACATCGACATCTTTGTCGCAAATCAACTTTATCAATGATCTGATGCCTTCCTTTACGTAATTCGGCATCTGCACTTTACTTCTGACCCACACTGTCATGCTTTACCTTCTCCATTCTTTCTGCGAAATCTTTAATTTGTCTATCAGTCACCTGTTCGATAGCGTCTAGCCTATACACCTTCATAAATTCCACTTCTGAGCATCTGTACTTTCTCAGTTCGTTTCTCACACGTTCCACCCGTTCAAACGGCGAATCATATTTCGTTCTATCCGCTTCAAAATACACGTCAGCCCCGATTCCAAGTTGCTTACAAGCTACAGAAATAGCGTCTGTTGTTGCCATTTTGTAACATTCATCGGAAACAAAAAGACCATTTCTTTCGTTTTGCGATAGCTTACTCCCCCCAGTTCCACAGATCGGTTGCGACCACTCACCATCTACCTTTATAAACAGTTCGATATCTACGAATGCAACTGTTTCTCCTCCTGCCTGCTCTGTCCACTTTTTAACTGGCCTGTAAAACCAGCCAATGCCACACGGACCATATTCACTTGTGAGCACTTTAATTCTCCACATAGGGTTAATATCCGTCATTCCGTTCAATCGACCGCCTTTAATCGGCTTCTTCGCTTCTTCCGGAACAACTCTCACCCTGTTATATAAATCCAAATTTCCCATGATTGTACCTACCGAATCTGAATATTATTATTCTGCACCAATACAACGCCAGAGAGTTCAATTCCATCTTTCAGTGCCTTTTTCACCTTTGTTTTATCAACCTCAGGATCAGCAAATTTCAAGTATTCCTTGTCCAGTTTTGAAACATCTTGCACCTCTACACTCTCTGATTTTCGATAAGAGATGCTGACTCTTGCTGTTTTAAATTTTTCACCACACAAATAACCAGACAGGTATTCTTTTAGATTTCTTGCCTTGTTTTCACATGATTTCTGGCGGTCAGCCAGTTTATTTTTCTCTGCCTTGATTGCTTCTGCATCAGATAAGAGGTTTTTGATCCAGAGAGCAATTCCCTCTACCTTTTTGTCAAAATCCATCTGCAACTGTGCCAGCTTTTCCGGGTCGATAATCTCGCCTGTTTCCTGATCTACACAATTTAAAATCTCTTCATCAATCTCGTATAATGTTGCCATTCGTTATCTCCTCCATAAAATCGCAATAATTTTGATAGTGTCTTCTCCTTACTTTAAAATATCTCTCACTCTCAACAGCTTCTCGTTCTGTCATTTCTTCTTGCTCGGTATCTGTATAGCTAAGCATACTGTTCCTCCGACTTGTCCACTGCTATTTCCAGTAATCCTTTGACTGCATCGATTGCGTTATCTAAGGCGTAATCCGACTCGATTTTTATGTTTAAATCGTAGTCACCTACCGCAAATCCGTTTTTCATAGCGTATAAAGAGATTCTGTCTCCGAAATTCGAAAAATCAATTTCTATGTACGGGAATCCGTTTTTGCCTTTTCCGCGATCTTGAATGTCAAGAACTAAATCCAAAAGCTCATGTATTTTCTTTCTATCCATTGCTTATCCTCCTAAAATCTGTTAATATAGAATCGTATTTTTTCCTGAGTACCTACGGCTCCCCAGCCTTTTTGTAGGTGCTCATTTTTAATACCCAAATATCAACCACCATCCGATCAACGCCAGCACGAACCCGATCACAGCTGCTGCAATCTTATGCCAGTAAGGCTTGTCCTTTTCCGGCAATTCAACCGATACGGAGCGGATATCCCAACTGTTTAAAGCGTTCGGCTGCTGGGTGGTCTGGCAGTGATAAGTTCCTTTAATCTCCATGCTTGTCCTCCTTTCTACCGCCTAAGCGGTTTTCTCTTTTCGTATCAATGCTCCCTGAATAATCCGGCAACATCCATCTATAAGTTTTTTAACTTCCTCTTCTGTGCGATCCACATAACAATCATCATGTACTCGGATTGTTGCATTTTTTACTTTTACTGTTTCTACGATCAAAATCATCACCTCTCTACTATGTATGCAGGTTGGATTGTCCAAGGTATGTTGTCCTAATCATTCTCTTTTTCCTCTACCACATCCATATCTGATCTCGCTTTCAGAATATCCATGCTATTCTTGGCGAGCATAAACCCCTGCGGATCATTTTCTGCCAGATACTTCGCTTTTTTAACCATTTCTGCAATCTCTTTTCTGTCTTTTTCGCTCATGCGTACCTCCTATGCTGCATTCTGCTCAATTACTGGATAAATACCGTTTTTCTTAAGTTCCTCGTACAGGAATAACCGTCCTTTCTGCGTCCACTGCGTCTGCATTGTTACATCCGGATCTCCGTTGCTCCTCGTAATGTCAATCGTTTTACTATGTACATAGCCGCAATTCTGATATTTTGAGTAGAGAACCCACTGTTTATTAACCTTGTACTGGATTTTCATATCATTCAAAATCCGGTTAAATCGCACCGCTGACATTCCGTAGTCTTTGGCGATCTGTGTAGTTGCCACCAACGATTTTGATTCCAGAATATGGTCAACATAGTTCGCTTTTGGTGTCATTTCCTCGATTAGCTTTTGTTGCTCTACCACTTGTCCGCCAAGGAATTTGCATCTGTCTTTCAGACTGTCAATGGTCTTGCCTGCCATCTTTAAGGCTCTTGCCATTACCTGTTCTGGTGTATTCCATGCTTTCTCGAGGTCAATCAATCTTTGTCTGCATTCTCTCCCTTTGTCGGTTCTGCTCATAAGGCAAATGTGCTTTGCCATGTCAGTTGAGACTTGGTAGTCTTGCACTTCCTTTTCACCACCATACTGATTGCTATGTACCTTTAGGTACGCACCATTAAAATCCTCATTCTCAATAAATCCTTGCGAATTCTTTTCGAACCATTCAGAAAATCTTTTTCTGATTCCAAGAGCCTTATGAAGATCTCTGGCTGATACGGTTGGTTCGTTACCGTCCGTGTTGATTACAAATAATTCGTTCAATACCTTTTACCTCCTATTTTTATTGCCGTCGTAACCTCCGTGGCGGGATTGCTTTCTTTTTGCTTATCTCCTATACTGTAAATACAGGGCACTGCCATGCCTGAGTATTACGAAAGGAGAAATACATATGTCTGACGAAATAAAATTACCAAATGAAGTTATCAATAAGTTTTATGATGATGGATTGCACCAAGCTGTTGTAGAAACAGGAAAGCTTATTAGTCTAATCCCGAGAGCTATAAATGCTGCACTGTCACCAATAGAGTGTTGGATATTAGGGAAAGAACATAACTCCAAAATGGTGAATCAGCTTTTAAACGAAAGCTTAAAAAATGCTGATCCTGAAAAAATAGTTCCACCAGCTCCATACGTAGCTGTTCCTGCAATTCAAGCCATTTCGTATTCGATGGATAGTGATGAGCTCAGAAACCTTTACGCAAACCTCTTGGCGAAATCAATTTATTCAGACACAAAAGATATGGTTCATCCTGCTTACGTGGAAATTATTAAAAATCTATCTCCATTGGACTGTAAAGTATTTCAGTCTATAATGGAGAAAGAAACGCAAGAAATCGGATATTATGAAATGAGATTAGGTACTGTCGGAGAAAATTCTTACACTATAATTCTTCCGTGTGTTACCGAGCTAACATTCGCATCACCAATCGAAATAAGTGCGTCATTAGATAATCTCTCAAGGAATAAATTAGTCGTTCTTGAGGATTTTCATTATGTAGATGATGGAATGTATGCTTGCATTAGAAGCACTTCGGCCTACAAAGCATTGATGGCTTCTTTTAAGTCACGCCCAAACAATAAGGAATTACGTCCATATCCGAAATCCATTAAATCTACAAGCTTCGGAAAAGCATTTCATAATGTTTGCGTCAAACCGATTTAAACATTTCTTTGATATTTTCAAAGATTGCTTTTAATTCCTTGCTCTCTTCATCATGGCATTTTAAATGTAAAAGTATAGCGTTTTGCTGGCTTTGAGTTTTACACTCGAGGTCAGCAATTCTTTTTTCGAGAGCATCAAACTTCTTTTTTGGTACCCACATGTCATCTTCCTCTTTCTCCCCGTCATGCCGATAGGTCAGCTTTGTAAATTCAATTTAATAAATAGCTTCTATTACATCGTGTTGAATCTTTACTAATCTTGCTTTGCTAAGTCTCATTAACACTCTTGTCATAAGTTCGTTTGATAAATACCAGTTCACGCCGTCTAATGCATCAAAGATTTTGCTTTTGTATTCTTTGTTTTCCTGTCCCCAGTTTAAAATTATGATTATGTTTTCTACGATTCCATTTTTCTTCATTTTCATTTCCTCGCTTTCGGTTTGTGGTGTTGTTTTGTTGTCTATGGTTACATTATACTGACCTTTGGTAACTTTGTCAACTCTTTTTTGTTGCCTTTGGTAACTTTTTTTCTTGACTTTGACTTTTTACTGATATATAATGTAATCAGAAAGGCGGTGAATAAATGTCTTACGGGAAAAGAGTATTTGATCTGAGAAAGCAGTTAAATTTAACTCTCGAGAAATTCGGTGAACCACTAGGAGTGACTAAGACTGCGATCTCTAGAATAGAGAAAGAAGAACGTACAATAACAGATCAAATGGCTAAAGCCATATGTAGAGAATATGGAGTGAACGAAGAATGGCTATTATCTGGAACAGGCGAAATGTTCAAGCAACCATCCGATGAAATTGGCTATTATGTAGAAGATTTACTGGAATATGACGGACATGGAAATCCTTTTTACGATATGATCATAGAAATGATGAAGAAATATCAAGAACTGGATGAAAAATCAAAAACTGTTATACGAGAGTACTTCAAAAGCGTAGGATCTGGATTAAATGAGAAAAGGGAAGACTAAAGTCTCCCTCTTCGCTCCAGATACCTATATAATATCGAAACAAGCTGTTTGATGATTTTGTAGTCATTACCATCTAGCTTGGATAACAAGATATTTAATTCGTCCATCGCAAGTCCCTCCTAACTGCAAAACACATGTTCGAAATTCCTGAACATATAATACTATCTCAGGGAACAAAAATCAATATTTTGTTCGAACATTTGTTCTGCTATTTTTTGGTACTTATGTACCTCTCTATTAAGTTAACAATCCAAAACAGGGAAACTTACGCGAAAATGGACAATCGTCCCATATCTGGGACACTTATTGGTATGGAGAGTCGATAAGGTCAGAAATTCGGACTTTTAAGCCCTTAGCAAGCAATTCCAGTGTGTCAGCTGTCGGTGATATTTCACCGTTTGCAATGCGACTGACGGTTGATTTTGATATTCCGGTCGCAATGGATACTTGCCGAGTAGATAGGTTTTTATCGTGCATGATCTTATCGAGTAGTATCTTCATAACATTTTAATTGTAGTATATTCCGATACTGGAAACTACAGGGAAATACTGGAAATGATATAACCGCTTCGGCGTTTATATATAAGTTGTGGGAAAATGTGCAGAAGAGAAAAGAGGGTGAAATAGAAAAGGAATGGGATTACGTTTCAGGAAGAGTTTTAAAATCGCTCCAGGTGTAAAGTTTAATCTTAATAAAAATAGTCATAGCTTTACATTCGGAGGAAAAGGAATGCATTACACAGTTAATTCCAATGGGAAGAGAACGAAGAGTTTTGGAATTCCAGGGAGTGGACTGTACTACACAGAAACAGAGAACGGAAAAACAAAGGAAGACAAAGGAAAAACAATGAGAAAAACATCAAACACAAGTGGTGGAGGGTGTCTTGCATCTATCGTCTTACTTATAATGATATCTATCGCACTTGCGGCGTATTCACTTTTTTGGATACCTGCTATACCGATTTTGATATACTGCATTGCATCCAAAAAATTCCGGCCTTATAGAGTCAGAAATACCATAATATGCTTAGTTGTATTTGCTACATCTCTGATAGTATTTATATGGTTAGGTTCCACGCCGGAATTAAACTCTATATCGGTAGATTGGGGGAAGGATAGATTTAACGTAGGCGATGTAACAGAAGTAAGGATTACGCCGAGTCCGTCAGATGCGAAAATCGAAGAGTTAGAACTGTCGAAAAACGGCATTGCAACTCTTAAATATGAGGACGGAAAAGCAATTATTACATTCGAAAATTCCGGTGATACAGCACTATTTTTCACGGCGAACGGAGACATTAAGAGTAGTTCGAAAAATATTACAGTTGTAGACCCGGAAGAAGAAGCAAGATTAAAGGCTGAGGAAGAAGAGAGAATACGACTTGAGCAGGAAGCTCAGGCTGCTGAACAGGCAAGAATTGAGCAAGAACAGGCTGCCGCTGCTGAACAAGAAAGGATTGCACAAGAGCAAGCTGCAGCACAAGCAGCGCAAGAACAGGCTGCACAGCAAAGCCAAGATGATCCCATCGTGTATATAACAAACACTGGAGCCAAGTATCATAGCGCTGGATGCAGAACTTTAAAATCTAAGATAGAAAAGCATCTATCTGAGGTACGCGGGGTTTATGAACCGTGCGGCATTTGCCATCCACCACAATAAAATAAAAACCGCCCCTGCGCCAACAGAGACGGTCTACATACCCGAAGATATGCGATTAAAATCCAAGAATATTGTATCATCTTCGGAAACAGCTTGCAAGCGGAACATATGTTTTGCGCTGGCTGTTATTTTTGTACCCAAATTTAAATACAATAACATAGGAGTGTGATACAATGTCTTATTTTATCTACGCCAGAAAATCCAGAAAAGACGCCGAACTGGAAGCGCTAGGGATTGATGTTCTGGAACGCCACATTACTACCCTGTTAGAGTTGGCAAAGACTCTCTCTCTTCCGATCGGTGCGATTTACCGGGAGGTTGTGTCCGGAGACAGTATCGATGCCCGCCCAGTCATGACGCAAGTCCTCTCTGAGGTAGAAGCCTGTATGTGGGATGGTGCCCTCGTAATGGACGTAGATCGTCTGGCCAGAGGTGATACGATCGATCAGGGACGTGTGCAGCGTGCATTTTTTTATTCAAACACCCGGATTGTAACACCAAATAAAACCTACGATCCTGCAAACGAGTATGATAATGAGTACTTTGAGTTCAGTTTATTTATGAGCCGCCGGGAGTACGCCACAATCAAGCGCCGAATGCAGCGTGGCAGGGAACGTTCCAGTTCTGACGGTTATTACGTTGGCAATGTTGCCCCTTATGGATGGGAGCGCGTCATTGCGCCGGATGGAAAACACTACTCTCTCGCCCCGCATCAGACAGAAGCACCCGTCCTTGATCTAATGTATGATCTGTGCGGAAATAAGCAGTACGGATACCAGAAAGCCTGTACCTATATGTCCAATATGGGAATCCTTGCAAGGAGTGGCAAACCTTTTACGCCCTCTACTTTAAAAGGGATTATCTCAAATCCAGCAAACATCGGTAAAGTCCGCTGGGGGCATCGTAAGACTGTCAGGGCTGTAAAGGATGGGCGTGTAGTAAAGTCCCGTCCAAAAGCCACAGATTACATCCTCTCAGATGCGGCATGGGCGCCACGGATCAGCCCAGACTTATTTAAACGCGCGAACCAACCAAAAGGATGTTTTTCTGCTCCAGTCAGAAACGACAGACCGATACAAAATCTATTTGCAGGTCTGGTCAGATGCTCACAATGCGATCGGCTTATGGTCCGCAAGAAAGCGCAAACAAAAACGCCCTATGATATGCTGATCTGTCAGTATACAGAGTGCTCCACAGTCGGGATCCGGATCGATGAACTGGAAGAAGCTCTTCTGGGGTGGCTGAAAGACTACATAGCCAAGTATGAATTTTCTGACACTCATGAGGAAGATACTGCCGCTATTGCCGCAAAAGAATTGATCGTCACAAATTTTGAGACTGAACATCAGACGCTTTTAAAACAGAGGGAATCCTTATTCGATTTTTTAGAGCAGGGAATTTACACGAAAGAAATTTTTATTGAGCGTTCGAATGCGCTTGAGCAGCGGATCAGAGACTGCATGAATAACATCACTGCTGCCCGTGAAGATTTGCATACCACAATCGCAAGACAGGCAAACCGGAAGAATTTTGTGCCGAAGTGCAAGAATTTATTGAGTGAGTGGGACTCTCTGACTGTCTCGGAAAAGAACAGCGCCTTGAGACAGCTGATTGACAGGATTGTTCTGACTAAGACGAAACGGAACAAGAAAAACCAGAAAAACTCTGAATTCACAATCGATGTGTACCCGAAAGTGCCGAAATAACGGTGCTTTCGGAGTATATTCATTAGCTGCATCTTTTACGAGCGTATTCTTTCGCCCATCCAAGATGCAACTAATCCACATTAAATAAGTAGTAACTTTTTGATAAAAATAAGATTGATACAATATTCAGGACGGCAACTCCATCCGCCCAACACTCATATACGCTGCACGTAAAAAGGTGTGCATCATTTCGGTTGTCAAGATCATCCCTCTTGGCAGCCGGAACTTGAATGTATTACCTGGTATCTCCAAAAACTCTTGGTAAAGCAAAAATGTATCGTAAGATTCGTAGATCTGGTATTCCATGATTGTTCCCCCTCTTGCATTGATTACATATTATTATAACACAGAGGGGCTTGAATTGAATTTATTAAAAAATACATTTCACTGACAAATAATATTATTCCCCTCAGAGAGCTGATCTCCGAGGGGATTTTTATTAAATAGATTTTACGGGTTCACGATATAATGGTTCCATCAGCCTAATATGCCATGGCGCTGGCTTACTCCAACTGTAACATGGCATATCATGTCCATAGTTATCCTTATAAATTTGCTGAATGATTTTTAACTCGTCAGGGTGTGCTAAAGCTGTAACCACTCCATCATGCATCCAATAAACACATCCTTTTCCTTTCACCGTAAACATACACTGCATAGTCTCTTCTCCTTCCTGATCTGTTGTTGTGCTTTGGTTTCCGTTCATAAGCTCCTTGATACGGTTAATAAAATAGGCTTTTGTCTGCGCTGCGCCGCCGTGAATCTCAACTGATCTGTGCGGACAAGCGGTTGCAAACACCTCCTGATGCAGCATGATCGTGCTTGCACTTGGTGTAATTCCATACTGCTTGCACTTCTGTGCTGCCAACTGTAATGCTTTTTCCTCATTCGCTTTAAATACATTCAGATCGCCCATACTCTGGCAGACCTCTATACTCAAGAAATTGAGATTTCCGTTCAAGTATCCGCAGTGCCAAGCGCAATTTTCGTCATCTTCCGCCTGTAAGATTCCATCGCTGCACACATAATAATGGGCAAATCCGTTTTCCAAGTTTGCATTTTGTAAATAATTCCGATAATACGCTGCAGTTGAATTCTGGCTGTCTGCACCATTGTGAATAAAAATACCGACAGGATTCATCCCTCTCCTGCCGGCAATTCCTCTACAGATACTCATTATTTCTCTTCCTCCTGCTCTTCTGTCTCAAATACCTTTTCCAGTTCTTCTGCTGTTGTTCTTCCAAATTCGTTCTGTTCGCTCATGATCTCACCTCCTGCCGTGCGACATCGCACAATAAAAGAGAGCCTGTTTCCAAGCTCTCCAGAATCTATTTATATGTAAGTGCCCGTTCTGAATCTCCCGTCCCCGGCGTCGTTGGGTCTACCACTACACCAAGGATTGCCAGCACTGCAAAGAGCGCATTGATTACGGTTAATAGCTTATCCCCAAGGTCTCCAAGGTCGATAGCAAGCCCAAACACTGCCGCGATAGCCTGTACCAACAGCAACAGTGCCGGAATCAGTGCCACCCAGAATGCCTTGTTTTTAATTCTTACAATCCAGTTAATTTTTTTCATGCTGCATTCTCCTTTATCCTTTTATTGGCAGTTCTTTTACTTCTGCTAATAGTTGCGTTGCCATTCCATTCCCGCCGAGTTTATGGTATGCATCATACATTTCGATAAAATTCTCAATTCCATGCTTCGTAACATACCCTCTTTTTGTCCATTTTTCGTGGTACTCGATAAGTTGGACGCGCAAAAGTAGCATTGTCCCTGCACTATTTGCGTCCCTGTCCTTCTTCTGATTTTTGAGTAGCCACACAATGTATCCCATAAATGCTGTGAGTACTATCGGCAACGCAAGTTTATAGGTTTCTGTCAATATTTCTGTCATGTCTTTCCTCCGGTTTTTAAAGTATAAAAATAAGACCTGTGCGGTCTTGCTCTGATCTCCATATTCGCCACCTTTAAATTATGTCATTCTGGATTACATTGATTAGTGTCAAAGTTGCATGCTATAGTTAAAATTATAAATATATCTGCCCGTATTCATTTATTTTATGTCCGATATAATTTCCCCATTTGATATTGCCTTGCGCATTAAAATGCGTTCCATCAACCGAGTAATCAGAGTATGTAGACAAATCTATGCCACTATTTGTTATTGCGTCAATTACTGGTACGCCATATCTTTTACCTAAAGTAAGCAAAAATTCCCTAAACTCCAACATGTCATCATTTTTTCTTGGCGGTGGTGTAACTAAAAATATAAACATATTAGGATTTTTGTACTTCAAATATTCAATGGCAAAAGCTAAATAAGATGTGTGATTATCTGCGAATAATTTGTAATATTCATCTGCTGTGGATATTGTCACTTTATCTTTTTCGAATGGCAGATGACTCATATTTTGATTATATGTCAAACTTGGGAGTTTGGAAAAATCATCTCTCCAATTTGCGTTTATGCCGCCATTTGTACCAATCATAATGGTAACAAATGAGCAATTAGAATAATCATCGCATAATGTAGGCTCGTTGTAATTGTGGTTTACACTGCCATATTTCCCATTAGTAATAATCCCAAGCATGTTTTTTGCACCATCCCCTGGATGACCATAATTGGTAATTTTTGCACCAGTCTTACTTTCTATATATTTGATAAAACCACCGCTATATCCATGAGTCATGCTATCGCCAAACGCAAAACCGATTTTGCCCTTAAACGCAAAACCTTTATTTGCTTTCAAATCCGCTAAATCTGTCTCTATTTTTTGTATTTTACTATCTGACTCATTAATCTCTCCTTTAGCAATATCAAAAATATCAGTATTTAGTGTGGAGTATCGTAGTTCTTTTACGTCTTCCGGAACAATATATAAATAATCTTTAAATGTTCCTACACCTAACACTACTTCGAATTCCCCATTATTATGGACTGCTCCCAAAACTCTTGACAAATTACCGCCATTTCCGGTGATATAGTATATCTCCCCACTTTTACATTCGATTGACGCACCTCTAGCGTCATTATAACTTGCGAAAGAACCTGTTTGAGTTAGATACTTATTCTCGATATCCAATGTGCCGAGAATACTTTCGCTTTTTTTGGTGTTATAGATTTCCAATGTTACTGTTTGCATTGTCCTGTCTACACTTTGAAGCAAGTCCTCTTCGAAAGAACTTTGGATATATTTATAAACTTTAAGAGGAGCGTAACC